TCAATCCTTGGCTCCTCTACAGCTACTACTGCTGCGTTGCCAATCCGAGTAATTGATGTAATCACCGAAACTAAAACCGCTACTGATTCTTTTGTTGAGCTTGTTGTTAAGCTGAACACGCATCAGTACAACAATACAACCGGCGTATAGGGAGGCTGACTAATGGCTATTTCAAGAGCGCAACTCCTTAAGGAGCTATTACCGGGGCTAAATGCCCTGTTTGGTCTCGAATACGCTAAGTATGGTGACGAGACTATTGCAATCTTCGAGACCGAATCTTCGGATCGTTCGTTTGAAGAAGAAACCAAATTGTCCGGTTTTAGTGCCGCACCTGTTAAGGGTGAAGGTTCTGCAATCGAATATGACAATGCGCAAGAAGCGTGGACTGCTCGTTATACACACGAGACAATTGCAATGGGCTTTTCGTTAACTGAAGAAGCAATCGAAGATAACCTCTACGATTCATTGTCTTCACGTTACACGAAGGCTCTTGCCCGTGCGATGGCGTACACTAAGCAAGTTAAGGGTGCTAGCGTCCTGAACAATGCGTTCAGTGGTTCTGGCGTAACTTACGGCGATGGCAAGACTTTGTGTGCGACTGACCACCCACTTGTTTCTGGTGGTACTAACTCAAACCGTCCTACTGTTGGCACTGACCTTAACGAAACTTCATTAGAAGCGGCTGTTATTCAGATTGCTGCGTGGACGGATGAGCGCGGTCTGCTTATCGCTGCTAAGCCTAAGAAACTTATTATCCCACCCGCGCTGCAATTCGTTGCTACTCGCCTGCTGGATACTGAGCTTCGCGTAGGCACGGCTGATAACGACATCAATGCAATCAGAAATAACGGCTCAGTCCCCGGTGGTTACGCAGTTAATAACTATCTGACTGATACCAATGCGTGGTTCTTGATGACTGACGTACCTAACGGCCTGAAGCACTTTGTCCGCTCACCTATGCAAACTAGCATGGACGCAGACTTTGACACAGGTAACAGCCGATATAAGGCTCGTGAGCGATACAGCTTCGGCGTATCTGACGCACTGGGCATCTTCGGTTCACCCGGCGCTTCGTAAGAAGTCAAAGGTGTTAGAACTGGGGGCTTCGGCCCCCTTTCTTTTATTTGTACAGCTTGTAAATAAGTGATGTATACTAAATTTATACCGGGTTAATCGGTGTATCTGACAGCCCCGGCTGACGACATGCAGACAGATACGCCACAATTCACTTCGCATGTGAGGAACCTAAAATGGGACAAACTACCTTTTCCGGCCCAGTTACATCTAATGCTGGCTTCAATTCTGACGACACCCTGACCGCTGCTGATTACACATCAGGCAGTTACAACCTCACCGATTTCACTGTACGCCCTGCGGCAACGTGGACAGGCACAGTGGCGGCATTGGTTGGCGCGGCTAATTCCCGCACGGCTGGCGTCTCTGGCGGCACAATCATTGGCTGCTATGCCCAGACTTCGATGGGAGCATCGGCAACCACTGTAATCACAGGTCTTAATACTGCTTTGATGGGTGTTGTAGACATGGGCGCAAGCACAAACACAGGCGCTACTTACGGTTCAGTTTTTGACTTTACATCGTTCTCTGGTTCTAGGGGTGTACGCCCCACAGCCTTCATTGGTTTTGGTGATGGCGCACAAAACAGCCTTGGCGTGTTGAATTTGTTTGACATTGGGCGTAGCACTTCTACGGTCAGCACAGGCGCAAGCGGCGACGTGTTGTTCTGCACAGCGGCTCCGGGCTCACCGACTGGTTCTCTCAGAGTTTTGGTCAACGGTGCTATTCGTTACATTTCTTTGTCCACATCACAAGTATGACAGAGCAATCCTTAAAAGAGCGCCTACTGGCGTTGGACGCCCAGCGAAAGCAAATGGAAGCTAATCTAAATGCTATCGCTGGGGCTATGCAGGAATGTCAATTTTGGTTAGCAAAAGTAGAACAGGAAAACGAGGTAATTCATGGCTGACACAACAAGTATACAGATAATTCAAGACGGTGGGCGTCAGGCGATTATTAAAACTACTACGGCTGTAGGTAATACGGATGTTGTAACTTCAACTTTAGTTGATGTTTCTACACTAGCTGCAAACCCAGCTAATAACGCAGCTTGCACAGGGGTTACTTTGTTAGGACTTACTTACTTAAGTGTTGGAGTAGCCGTTAAACTAGAGTGGGATGCAACTGCCAATGTTTCTATCTTTGAGTTCCCGGTTGATTGGGCAGATGAATATGACTTCTCTGCTTACGGTTTACCTAACAATTCTGGAGCAGGCAAGACCGGGGATATCGTAGCTACCACTATATCTCCTACGGGTGGCGATTTTTACACCTTTATATTTATTTTACAAAAACTCTATGCCTAAGCAAGCAGACAAAGCAGGAATGGCTTGTAACAAGCCTTCGCGGACTCCTTCACACCCTAAAAAATCGCATATAGTTAAAGCTTGCGAGGGTGGAAGGGAGAAGATTATTCGTTTTGGCGAACAAGGTGCAAGCACCGCAGGTAAACCTAAAGCGGGTGAATCGGATCGCATGAAAGCTAAGCGCAAATCATTTAAGTCCCGGCACGGCAAAAACATCGCCAAGGGCAAGATGAGTGCAGCTTATTGGGCAGACAAGGTAAAGTGGTAGTGCCTAGTAAAAGCAAGAAACAACACAAGTTAATGGCAGCAGTAGCAAACAGTCCTAAGTTTGCTAAGAAAACAGGAATCTCACAGAGTGTGGGTAGAGATTACGTTAAGGCCGACAAAGGCCGTACATTTAAAGCCGGGGGACTTATGGCGTATTGCGGAACTGAAAAAAAGATGAAGATGGGTGGTATGACTGGCACGCACAAAATGCCCGATGGCACCACAATGCAAGACTCCGAGCACAAGGTGGCTATGAGCAAAATGGGCGGCGCAACTCGTCGCACTATGGCGCAAGAAGAGATGGGAATGATGGGCGGCGGTATGGTTCCTGAATACCAAAAAGGCGGCAACGTCCGTGGTTATGGTAAAGCGCGTGGCGGCAGACCCTGCAAGATGGTTTAGTCATGATGCAATGCCAGCCGTATCCAAACGCCAGCGTAAGTTCATGGCAGCCGTAGCAAACAACCCTAAATTTGCCAAACAATTGGGTGTTCCCCAGTCAGTAGGCAAAGAATTCAACGGCGCGGATAAGCGCAAAGGAGCAAAGAACTGATGGCTACGAAGACGATGCCCCCCCCGCAAGCAAGAACTGGCCGCACAGAGCCAAAGCCGCCCAAGACAGAGCCATACCGCCCAGAGCCAGAGCCGCGCAAGCCAGAGCCACGCCGCCCAGAGCCAAAGCCGCCCAAGACAGAGCCACGCCGCCCAGAGCCAGAGCCGCGCAAGCCAGAGCCACGCCGCCCAGAGCCAAAGCCGCCCAAGACAGAGCCACGCCGCCCAGAGCCAGAGCCGCCACGCCCACAGCCACGCCGCCCAGAGCCAGAGCCGCCACGCCCACAGCCACGCCCACAGCCACGCCGCCCAGAGCCAGAGCCGCCACGCCCACAGCCACGCCCACAGCCACGCCGCCCAGAGCCGCCACGCCCAGAGCCGCCACGCCCAGAGCCACGCCGCCCAGAGCCGCCACGCCCAGAGCCACGCCGCCCAGAGCCGCCACGCCCAGAGCCACGCCGCCCAGAGCCGCCATACCCCGTCGGGGTAGTCGACGTCTTTCCAGAGCCGCCACGCCCCTCATACCGAAAAGGCGGCAAAATCCGAGGTTACGGTAAAGCGCGTGGTGGCAAACCCTGCAAGATGGTGTAAGTTATGATGCAATGCCGAGGTATGGGGCAAATAAAACCCATAGCGTTAAAAAAAGGTGGTACGCCCAAAGACGCTTGTTATCGCAAGGTGAAGGCAGCGTACAAAGTCTTCCCTTCTGCGTATGCTTCTGGGGCCATTGCTAAATGCCGTAAACGAGGCGGTGCGTAATGGCTGTGCGTAAGACAGAAAAAGGAGCCGCGCTTAAACGATGGTTTAAGGAAGACTGGAAGGATGTGCGTACTGGTAAAGACTGTGGGCGTGACAAGAACGAGAAGCGGGGAACCCCGTACTGTAGACCAACAAAGCGTGTCTCCAGTAAAACGCCTAAGACCTCTGGCGAAATGACAACGGCAGAAAAGAAGTCCCGTATAGCGCAAAAGAAACGCCTAGGGCAACCAGCGGGTAAACCTAGAAGGGTTGAGTCTTTAAGAAGGAAAAAGTAATGGCAACTTCTGGCACTACAGCGTTTAACATGGACTTCACCGAGATTGCGGAAGAAGCGTGGGAACGTGCGGGTAGAGAAATGCGTTCTGGATACGACCTGCGCACAGCGCGGCGGTCTATGAACCTGTTGACTATTGAGTGGCAGAACCGTGGCATTAACATGTGGACAATTGAGGCAGGTACGCTAAACCTTATTCAAGGCACTGCTACGTACAACCTTCCCGCAGATACCATAGACTTATTAGAGCACGTAGTACGCACAGGTGATGGCAGCGTTAGTACTCAGTCTGACCTAAACATAACCCGAATCAGCGTCTCTACTTACTCTAGTATCCCAAACAAGTTAAACCAAGGGCGTCCGATTCAAATTTACATAGACCGAGGACAAGTTAACCCTACAGCAACTGTGTGGCCCGTCCCAAATCAAGGCACATCGCTTGTTCCCTATTACATACTTAAGTACTGGCGTATGCGCCGTATTCAAGACGCAGGAGCGGGTATACAGACCCCCGATGTTAATTTTCGGTTTTTGCCCTGCCTTGTTGCGGGCCTAGGCTATTACATAGCCCAAAAAGACCCCGAGCTAATGGAGCGTATTCCCATGCTACAGGCCGAATATGAGCGCCAATTTGAGTTGGCAGCAGGTGAGGACAGAGAAAAAGCAACGCTTAGCTTACTCCCGCGTGTTTACGGCGTGAGGTCGTAGCTGTGAGCTATACCTATGCGTCTGGGCAAAAAGCCATTGCAATATGTGATGTTTGTGGCTTCCAGTATAGGTTACGAGAGCTTAAAGAGCTGATTGTAAAGGGAAATAAAACTAACATTAAGGCGTGTCCAGAGTGTTGGAACCCAGATCAACCACAGCTTATGTTGGGTACGTTTCCGGTTGAAGACCCACAGGCAATACGGAACCCCAGATCAGATTCAGCGGAATTAGTAGCTAGTAGAGATATTCAATGGGGTTGGGACCCGGTGGGGTTAAATAACCCTTTTGGCCTTACCCCAGACAATTTAGAAGGCGTAGGTGAAGTAGGAACAGTAACGGTAACTACGAGTTAGGAGATAGAAATGAAAACGAAAGCCAGATCAAAAGTAAAGACCCCTAAGATAATCAAGTTTCCTAACGAGCCTGTAAATTACGCAGTAGCGGACTGTTGCAACCAACCGCCTGCAAATATGAAGACTAGCGGTATTAAGGTTCGCGGTATCGGCGCAGCAACTAAAGGCACTATGGCGCGAGGCCCAATGGGTTAAGGAGCAGTAGGTGAACTACACCCAGCTTAAAACTAACATAGCGGACATTTGCGAACAGACGTTTACAAACGATCAACTCGATATGTTTACCGATCAGGCCGAGCAGAAGATATACAACACTGTTCAGATTCCTGCTTTGCGTCGTAACCAGACGGGTAACTTGACGCTTAACAATAAGTACTTGGTGTACCCTACAGACTTCTTGTACCCCTTTTCGCTAGCGGTTATTGCCAGCAACGGGGACTATGAGTACTTGCTGAACAAGGATGTAAATTTTATTCGAGAGGCATACCCCGGCCCAACGAACACTGGTAAGCCTAAGCACTACGGTGTTTTTGACGACACCGCGTTTATTCTGGGGCCGACACCGGATGCTTCGTATGGGGTTGAGTTGCATTACGGGTATTACCCCGAGTCGATTGTCACTGCTGGTACTACATGGCTGGGCGATGAGTTTGATTCTGCCCTGCTCAACGGCGCTTTGATTGAGGCTATACGTTTCATTAAGGGTGAACCAGATATGGTTGCGCTGTATCAAAAGATGTACATCGACGCTATGGCGTTGTTGAAGAATTTAGGCGATGGCAAGTTGCGAGAAGATATGTATCGCTCTGGGCAATTTAGAGTTAAACCACGTTAATTTAAAGAGATTTGCCGTATTATGATTGAAGGTGTGCAAGCAACAATGGGCCAACCAGTAAACTTCAAAGTGTTTACCACAACTAATCGTGGTTTTACTCCAGAAGAAGTTGCGGATAAAGCGCTGGAAAAGTTTATTTCAATTAGCGATACCGCAGATGAAAAGATTAAAGTTCAAGCTTTAGTGTACAAAGAACAAATTAGGACATTACTAGTGTTCTATATGAAGGAAGCAATAAGATCAGATAGAACAACTCTTTCTGCACTTTTGTATAAACAAGGGCATAGCGATATTGCTCGAATTATTGAAAAACTGTGAGGATATATAAATGGCTATTACACAAGCTATGTGTACAAGTTTCAAAGTAGAGATACTTAACGGTATCCATGCCTTTGGTACAACTGTCGTGCGCGGTGCTACAACAGCAGATACTCTTAAAATTGCTCTGTACACTTCGTCCGCTACGCTAAGTGCAAGTACTACGGCGTACAGCTCAACCAATGAAGTCTCCGGTACGGGCTACACAGCAACGGGTAACACGCTGACTGTTGTTGCACCTACCAGTAGTGGAACTACGGCGTTCTCGGATTTTAATGACACAACGTGGTCTACTGCGACTATTACAGCTCGTGGGGCTTTAATTTATAACAGCACGCAGTCAAACAAAGCTATTGCAGTTTTGGATTTCGGCGCTGACAAAACCTCAACGGCTGGTGACTTTACTATTGTTTTCCCTGCGGCAGATGCGAGTAACGCGATTATCCGTATCGCTTAAGAGTAAAGCGTATGGCTGACGGTTGGGGTCGAAATACTTGGAGTTCAGGCTCTTGGGGGGAAGGTGTAGACCAGACCGTTTATTTAGGTGGTTGGGGCCGTGGGGAATGGGGTCAAGGCGCGTGGGGTGAGTCTCTAGGACTTTCTGCCACAGGTGCGGTAGGTACGGTCTCAGTACAAGAAGGCATTGGGGTAAGCGTTACCGGCGTCGAAGGAACCACCGCCCTAGGTAATATTGCAGTAGAAGCCGATGGAGCAGTAGACGCTCTCGGTAATGCCGCTACCGGTCAGGTGGGTAATGTCGAAGTAACTGGTATTGCAGTTGTTGACGTTACGGGCGTTGAAGGTACAAGTGCGTTAGGCACGGCAGGCGTACAAGGTAACGTAATAGTTAATGCAACGGGTGTTGAAGGCACCACAGCGGTAGGCACAGTAAGCGTTACCGCCGCCGCCATAGTCACCGGGATTGGGCTAGAGGCAACATCTGCGCTTGGTAGTGTTACAGTACAATTAGTCCTCAACGTAGCGGTTA